CGAAAAAGGCATAAGTAATAACAGGACGAACACTACCCCTGAGAGCGTTGATAAAGCCTCCAGCGTCAATAGATCGGTCATGTGCGTACAGCCCCTTCGTTTCTTCGATGTCTGCCTTTTTGTCTAGCTCTACCAGCTTCATCTCAGAACGCTTTTGGGCAAGCTCTGTCTCGATTTGCATCATTTCGATGCGGTGCTTCTGCTGCTGATTGGCCTTGAAGTAATCAAGCACAGACGGCAGAAACGATGATCCGAAGCCCAGCAGGCTTCCCAATAAAGCCATCATGTCTTTTCACCATTAATGAAGATGCCAAAGCAGCCAGTGAGTGCGCCCATACAGACGCTAACCAATCCCGCTTGGGCATTTGTCACAAGATCGGGTGGAATGGACATAAACCAGTGGACGCTTTGATACGTTAGCACCGTGACAGCCAGCATCATCAGGCGCGGCAAAACTTTGAGTTTATCAAACGTCTCTGGTGTCATAGTCTTATCCCATTTTTGTTAGTACAGTCATCAGCATCACGATTATCGCCGCACTGGCACCGATCATAATCGCCTCTAAGCGTTTCACCCTCGTAAATAGCTCTTTGTGCTGTATGGTCACCTCTGTGCGTAGGGACGCAAAGGTGACGTTTAGATCATCAATTCTGCTGTGTGCAGATGACACTGTTCTTTTATCCATTAACTAGGTTCCGTAGGCCAATCGCCACCGTTACCATCCATGTCGGGAGAGGACAGGTTAGGCCAGTTGGCGTGTGTAGTTATATTTCTAAGTGCAGTTCTATACGTTGCCCAATCAGACGGCACAGCCCCACCGCTTTCAAGCGCCTTGGTCACAACCCAATCACACCCAGCCAGCCGCTTGTCACGCTCTGCCCTGTTGCGTGTTGCTGTTGCTGCGTTAGCCTCTGCCACCACCGCCGCTTGTTCATCGCTGGTCATGTCAGTTACACGGCGCGTGTACACCTTGCCGTTTGATAAATAGGGCGTAACGCTCTCGTTCTTCTGCGTGGCTGAGTCAAAGGCTAGAAATACTACTACCTCTGCACAGCCATTAGCTGCAAGCCATGTTGCATCAGGCCCAGCTTTAGGGAAGGACGTGTTTGGAAACAGAGACTTGTGGTCTGCTATCTCAGATATTGTTGAGCCATCTAGTTTTGCTATCTTCATGCGTCTTGTCCTTTATCTGCAAATGGTTCTGTATCAGGAGTAAAATTTCCTGTGTGACGAATAAACCGTGACACTCTTAATTCATCAATATACCCATACCATTTTCCGTATGCTGACGTATCCCAACCAGTGCCTAGATTTCCTATGCCTGCTTGTGAATTTTGGTCAGTGGCTGTTGTATAGGAGACAGAGCCACTGCTGGCTAAAGTGCCATCTATGTATAACTTAGCAGTGGTGCCATCATATGTAGCGCAAAGATGAACCCATTGATTTAAAGTTCTTGCGTTGTGTGCTGGTTTAGCTGAACCTATTTGGAGCAAATAAACGCCACCTTCAATCCCAAGAGCAACCCGCCCTCCACCGCCAGAAAGACCTTGAGCAAATACAACTTGATTTGCTGCTGAGTTTGTACAGTACGTCCACACCTCTATCGTCCAATTATAAGGAGTTAATAATGCGCCACCTAAAGTATTAATAAGCCCCTTATCTCCGTTACCACCGGGACTATAGAATGATGCTGTGCCAATTTTCTTTTGAGCTGTGCTAGTTACTGCATTGCCTTCTAAAGCAATGTTGCTTTTTGCTACTTGGTCAATCGCCTGTGCATCTTTGAAGTTTACCAGTAATTCTGTATTAGAGATTGCAGTCAGTGGGGCTGTTGGTACAGTGTACGTTGAGCCAGAATATACCGCCGTTCCTTTGACTAACCGCACATCCGAGAAAATAGTGGCAGAGCCACCAGAGAATCCCGGTCCAAAATTTCCAATTTGTAGAGCGCCAGTAGAATCTACCATAGTACCAGACCGTGTTTCTGTAGCTCTTAAAACACCATTGGCATAAATTTTATGATCATTGCCACTGCGAACATAAGCCAAATGATGCCACTCGTTTAGATTATAAAATGGGGCAGAGTTTGGACTTTGCAGAGGATAAGCCTCTCCGCCTTGAATGCTATAATATAAAATAAGCCTTTTTCCAGACACACCTAAAGTAAATGTTGACGAAATATTTGTTCCTGCTGTTCCATCCCCGATCATATACGCACTTTCAGTTTTTCCGTAAAACCAAAACTCCCACGTAAAGTCACCCGTACCTAAAGTTTTCCAGCTACCATCAGCTATAGATATAAGCGTTTGATAGTCTAACGGACTACTACTCGCGCCGTTCACCGCTGCGTCATACACTGCGCTGGTCAGAAATGGGCCAAATGCTGTGACGGCTGGTGCGCCTGTTACTGTAACGGCATGAGCAGAAGCAGAGTTATCAACAAACCTATTGCTCTGGCATGTTAATAGTTTGGTGTTTGTAACTGCGGTTAAAGGTGATGTACTTGGAGTAAAAGCAGATGTGTAAACTGCCGTGCCTTTGACAAAACGGGTGTTAGAAAGAAAACCTTGAATTGCATAGTTGCCAGCGTTATCTGCACCAATCGTCAATGGATTAGTTGAATTATTTGCAGTCTTATTGAGTGTAACACTGTAAATTTCATCGCCATTCAAATACATTTTAAAAACATTGCTCGTTTCCCTCACAAGGGCCAAGTGTGACCATTGGTTTAAGGGGACGGCGGTGCTAGAAATATTATCATAAAAGGAACCATCATAAATTAAAAACCGTGGATAACGTGCGGCACCACTGGAAAACATAAAAGCCCAGCTATAGCTGCCACTCCATTGCCCCATTATAATAGCTTGGCTCGGAGATGCAGTAGGAAATATCCACGTCTCCGCTGTGAACAAACCACTACCTATGTTAAAATCATCGCTGTCGGGTACAGACAAGTAGTCACCACTACCATCAAAAGACCAACCCCACTCACCATCAGGCCTTGCAAATGGCCCAAAGCTGCCTTGGGTTGGACTGCCAGTATTGCTTATTGTGTGGTTGTTAGAACTGCTATCATCAAACGCATCGTTCACGCCGTTGTTTGCACCGTCAAAGTGACTGAGAAAACTAACGCGGTTGAACTGATCGTCAGATGCTTCGCCACTAGTTCCAGCCGCGCCGTAGAAAACACTGTCAAATGATCTAGGCAATGGCTGTTCCTCCCAAGAAACCATAGTATGTCGTGCCGCCATCGCGAGTGAAGAAGGCGTATGCTTGTAGAGCGTTTGCCGCAGCCGCGTCTGGGGCGGAGCCGCCAGCCCAGTCAACTGTGTTAGGCCATGTTATTGCAACGGCGGTGCTGTGCTGCGTTAGAAACAGAGTAAAGCTAAAGGCTGTTCCAGAACCGGGAGGGTTGCTAAAGGCAAATGTAGTAGCTTGATCCATCGTCAAAGAAAAAGACGTGCCAGTTGCTAGGTTAAGTGTAACTGTAGATGCAGCACTCGACGCCACATATGTCTCTTGGTAAGTGAGGGGCTTTAGTGCGCCCGTCATGGTCACAGTGGTAGTGCCTGTAGGTATTTCAATTACGTCAGCATCTGCATCATTTTTGATGGTTACATCGTTAGTGCTACCCTGTCCTGTAAGAATAAGACCCTCTGCTGCTGTGTAGCCTATTGCTGCATTATCACCAGCGGCTGTGTCTCCATCTGGCTCAAAGGTTGCTGCTGTAGCTAAACCTGTAACATCAACAGATGCTAGTACAGAATTTCCTGCAATATCAATAGCACCCGATATGTCTAAAGTGGCTGCGGCAATCTCCCCCGTGACAGTTGCACTGTCTATATAAACATCTTTAAAACGTAAACTGTTAGTGCCAAGGTCTACGTCAGAATCTGTAACGGGTGCAATTACGCCGTCAGCCATAGTGAATTGTGCCGTGCCAGCCGCAGAGAAGGCTAATGTGTCGGCTGCACTAAAAAACAAGCCAGCGTTTACATCACCAGTATTTGTCAAAGAAGGTGCGCCAGCCGTGCCGTCTGCAAGGCTAACAATGCCGCCTACAATCAAATCGTCAGTTACCGTAAGATCATCATCAACAAACAAATCAACAACAGACAGGGCCGCGAAGGTATCAATGACCGCGCCACCAGAGCCAGCACCATCGGTGTAGACGCACTTTGTCTGGCCGTTGGCAATCGTGATGTTTGCTCCAGAGCCGCTAGTTATAATAATGTTTTGCGATCCGCTGGTGGCGTTGTGGATGTACCACAGCTTGGACACTGTGAATGTCGAGGCATCGCCGCCAGATATTGTGATTGTACACGCGCTGTCGAGCGTCCCTGTGTACTTCAGCACCATTGCCCTGCCAGCGTCTGCTGCGCCGTTAGCTATAACCGTGGCGTGGGTGTCAGCGTTTGTGGTAATGGCCTCTGTGGCGTAACCAAAGGCATCCCCAATTAGCTCAAGGTTTGTGTTGGTGACCGTACCCCATGCCCCGGACTGATCGCCAGTCGCCATCTCATTGAGGCGTAAGTCGTTTACATAGGTGGAAGCCATATCAATCGATCCTTATTATAGCATTGCTTGCAGTGGCGGCGGGAAAAATTATTTTAAAAGTACCACCAGAGACAGAAAAGTCACCACCAAAGTCTAAGATTGCAATTGCGCCTCTTGCGTTTGAAGACGCATCACCCAGTGTTTTGTTGTAAATCAATGCGCCACGGGCCGTGAATGTTGCGCTTGTCCATTCTGGATCGGCTGCGTCAAAAACTCCGCTTGTGCTGTTTTCGGTCACTGCCTTACTCGCCAGCGCATTGCCGCCTGTCGTATAGCCATTGCCATTGGCGACTTCATTGCTGGTTATGTAACCATCCGTTGCCGCGCTCAATGTTGCGCTGCTGGTGTATAGCGCAATGTAAATATTGTCACTGTCTAGGTGATGATCACCCAACAGAACATCTTTTTTAAAAAGTGTGGACATCGCCTGTGTGATAGCCATTATATGCCTCCGTTGTATTCTGCTGCGTAATCGCGTTGCATCTCTTGTACCTGAGATTGCACCGCCTCGTCAAATTGCGTTTTGTATAGTGACAGCGTCTCTGGCGCTTTTAAAAACGCAGAGGCTTCATAGAGAGCCGCAGCAAGCATAACCGCAGGCGCGTTGGT